GTTGGTCCGGTCTGCAGGATATAGGCAGGGGAGCTCCCGGCTACTGACGGATCGAAGCTCTGGACAGGCGCGCTGCAGGCTTGCTTGTCCAGTCGAGTTCAAAAAATTCTTGACAAAGTGGATATTTATAGAACAAAATATGAACAATTGAGTGGCGTATGGAATTTGTCCTATGCCAAATGTATGGCAAATAAATTCTGCGTGAGTAAAGAGCGATGATGTTTGGGATTTTACGAACTGTTGTAGTTGCAGCGATGATTGGCTCTTTTATGTTTTTCTCTAGAAATTTTGGCGACTGGTATCATGATAATAACGATTATGGGCAAATGGCAATAATGTCTGTCGTATTTACATTTTTTTACTATATCGCAATATATTTATCTAAAATAATATTTAGAATATTTAATATATCAATTAAATAAATATGATTTCTATTTTTGTTAAATATTCTTACTTTGTGAGCGTAATGCGTTGATAGTTCGTTGTTTTTTGTATTGAACCAATAATGATGATTGATAAATAAGAAACGCTAAAGAATAAAAGTAAATGTATAAATTAATCAGATTTATTGTGTTAGTATTCGCGATTATTTCCCTTAGTTTTTCATTTGATCATTTTGGAAATTGGTATTCATCATCTAATATATTTGTTAGAATTGGAGTGTTTGCTTTGATAGGAACGCCTATTGTATTCACGATTGACTTCTTTTTTGAAAAATTCCTTAAGAATTTAATATAAAAGCCCGGAGATTGTAATCGTACTGACAGTACTGCACTTTTAGCCGGTGTTTAGGCAGCCGTGGATGGATCGGTCCGTTGCTATATTTATGTCGGTTTGATGAGGCCATCGGCGAAGGCTTTGAGCGTCATTCTGCCATTCATGTTATGTCCTTGATGCGGATGCTTTCCATTGTGACCGAGCAGCCATCTATCGAGAACCACCTGCATTTGTTCAATGATCCCGAACCATGTTTTGTAGCCTTCAACGAGAAAGAGCTTATCCCACACGGTATGGTGGGAGCATCTGACTATACCGGTCGATTGCGGGCGTTTAACCTGCGTCGCGTGATGTTCAATGTCTTCAAGCTGAAGAACAGCTCGCAGGGATGCAGATTGGTAATAGCAGAACTTGCGGCCATTAGAACATTTTGCGTTGAATATGAATCGTTGCAACACTCTAACTTATTGTTAAGACGCATTTTCTTATCGTTTAATCGATACCGATTAAACGGAGAAAGCTCTAACGGACAGAACGATCTCGATCCTGGCGTTATACTCCTCAATAGTTGGGATGACGTCATTGCTGAGGATGTGAACGACATTTATTCTCGACAGCTTTTCCAGCCATAAACCACCAGTGACGCGGGCGCTGACAGAAGCATTCTGCGCGAAGAAGACCTTCCTTCTTCCCTAAAGCCCAGACTTCAATTGCAGTATTTCTCTCAGAACAGAGAACTATCGGGTTGTTTCGATCACTTTTGAGCAACCCACGAAAATCAGACATGAAAGGATAGACGATGCCGGGTTTGCTTAATGCCCGTAGGGAGCGGTTTGCCCAGGCTCTGGCGCTCGGTCACTCGCCGAATGCCGCCTACAGGCTGGCGGGTTATCGCGGGTACAGCTCATTTGCAGCCAAGCTGGCGAAGAGCGAAGTCGTTCGTGAGCGGGTACGAGAATTGCTGGATTCCGCTGCCGAGCGGGTTGGTGTTTCTTCTGAGCGGGTGTTGCAGGAGCTGAGCCGGATTGCCTTTGCCGATATCCGCGATCTGGTGGAATGGCGGGATGAGGAAACCGGGCTTGATGAGCACGGCGAACAGAAAGTCCTTCCGGCTGGTGTCTGGCTCAAACGATCTGACGCCATCGCCGATGATATTGCGGCGGCCATCGCCGAGGTCATCCCGACCAGCCACGGTCCGAGGGTCAAGCTGCATGACAAGAGAGCCGCGTTAATCGATCTCGGCAAGCATCTCGGAATATTCGAGGCGGCGAAAAATGATGGAGCCCGGCAGGGGAAGCAGGCGAGCCGGACAATCAGCGATCAGCCTTCGGTGGATGGCGCGGATGACATAAGCGCATCGCCGCCGATGACCGAACAGGATTGGGAGAAGGCGCACGGTGGTGATGAGCATGCAGATAGCTGAAATTAGCAACCTGCCCCAGACCCCAGGAAATCTGCCGGGCGATGATACCGAAATCGCAATCTGGCGACCACAATCAGGGCCGCAAAAGGCGCTGGTGGATTGTCCGCTTGCCGAAGTCTTCTTTGGCGGCGCGCGTGGTGGTGGCAAGACGGATGGGGTGCTTGGCAAATGGGCCTTGAAGGAGAGGCGTTACGGCAAGGATTTCAATGCGGTGATGTTTCGGCGCACGACCGTTTCCAGTGAGGATGCCATCGAGCGCTCGAAACAGATTTATCGTCCGCTCGGAGGTGTCTTCAACGAAGGCAGGAAAACATGGCGGATGCCACATGGCGGGCGTATCTCATTTGCCTATCTCGACAATGTCGAGGATGCGCAGGAATATCAGGGCCGTAATCTGACCGATGCCTGGGTGGAGGAAGCCGGGCAATACCCGACGCCGGAACCTATAGACCGGTTGTTTGCGGTGTTGCGCTCGGCGAGCGGCGTGCCGGTGCAGATGGTGCTGACCGGCAATCCGGGAGGGGCAGGCCAGCACTGGATCGCAGAGCGTTACCGGCTTTCGCCCTTTCCGAAGCGGCCCATGACCATCACGCGCCGTCTTTCCGGCGGCGCTCAGCATCGCATGGCGGTGATCCCGTCGCGGATCACCGATAACAAACTGCTGCTGCGGGCTGATCCGGGCTACGTTTCCAGGTTGCAGCTGGTGGGCTCTGCCGAGCTTGTCCGGGCGTGGCTGGAGGGAGACTGGAGTGCGGTCGAGGGCGCTTTCTTCAACGAATGGAGCGAGGCGCGCCATGTGGTTTCGCCGTTCTCCATTCCGGAGACCTGGCTGAAATTCCGTTCCGCAGACTGGGGTTCGGCAAAACCATTCTCGATAGGCTGGTGGGCTGTCGTTTCCGATAGCTATCCGATTGCCGGGACGGGTATCGTCCTCCCGCGTGGCGCATTGGTGCGCTACCGTGAATGGTACGGAGCATCCCGCCCCGATGTCGGGCTGAAGATGACGGCGGAGGAAGTCGCGCGCGGAATCATGACGCGGGAAACCGGGGAAGACATCGCTTACGGCGTGCTGGACCCGGCCTGTTTTGCAAGCGATGGCGGCCCGTCCATAGCAGAACGCATGGCGGATATCGGGGTGCATTTCGAGCGGGCCGACAATGCCCGTGTTTCAAGGCGAGGAGCATTGGGAGGCTGGGATCTGTTGCGGGCACGCCTGAAGGGTGACGGCGACAGACGCCCCATGCTGTATGTGTTCCGCACCTGTCGCGATTTTCTTCGCACTGTGCCGGTGCTGCAACATGACATATCCCGCACCGAGGATCTGGACACCAGCGCAGAGGACCACATCGCCGACGAAACCCGGTATGCCTGTGCTTCAAGGCCCTGGATTGCGACGGAACAGGAAGGTGTGAGGCTTCCGCCCCCACCCGATATCAAACGCTGGCGCGACGAGGACGAGATGTCCTGGCGGTTGTGAACTGACGGTTTCATTTATTTATTTTAGGGGTTTTATGATGAGCGACCACAAACAGTCGGGCGGTGAAGCCGCGCGCGATGATGGCCGGTTCGAACGTGTCAAAACAATGTTCGACGAAGCACGCCGGTCCTGTGAGACAGCACGGCGCGAGGCCGATATCGATCTCGATTATTATCACGGCGAGCAATGGAGCACCGCAGAACGAGCCGAGCTGAAGAAACGGCGACAGCCTGTGATCACCTATAACATCGTGCGCACCAAGATTGAGAGTATCTGTGGCGTCGAGGAGGGAACGCAGACCAGCCCCAAAGCCTGGCCGCGTACGCCTCAGGATGAGGATGCCGCGGAAGTTGCGACCGACACTTTGAGATTTGTAAGCGATCTCAATCGTTTCGAGAAGATCAGGATCGATGTTTTGCGCGATATGCTGGTTTGCGGAACCGGCGGGGTGATCATTGAGGTCGAACCAAAGGCCGGTCGTTACGACATCCGCTTGCGCAAGCTGCGCTGGGAAACAGTCATTCACGACCCGTTCTCACGCGAGACGGATTTTTCCGACGCGCGTTATCTCGGTGGTGCCCTGTGGATGGATGAGAACGATATCATCGCCCTTTATGGCGAGGATGCGAGAGATGCGGTTGAAAGCGCCCTTGACGATGCGGGGCTGGCGCGTGAAAGCGACAGCTTTTCGGATCGTCCCGCATGGAGCTGGGCGGATGGGAAACGGCGGCGCGCACTCGTGGCCGAGCTTTACTATCGGGAAGATGGCGCCTGGCGGCATTGCGTCTTTACCGGTGGCGGGTTGATCCGTGACGGGCTTTCAGCTTACCGCGACGCTGATGGCGAACCCGATTGCCCGATCGAACTGGTCTCGGCTTATATCAACCGTGATAACCATCGCTACGGGCTGGTGCGCGATATGCGCTCTCCGCAGGATGAGGTCAATCATCGTCGTTCCAAGCTTTTGCATCTGCTCAATACGCGGCAGACTTTCCGGCGTGAAGGATCTATCTCGGCACGTGATCCGCAGGCACTGCGCCGCGAACTGAACAAGCCGGACGGTGACATCGTTCTCGCCAAGGGTTCCCAGTGGGGCAGGGATATCGGCATTATCGAGCACGGTGCCCAGGTTTCCGGGCAGGCTGAACTCATGCAGGAAGCCAAGGCGTTCCTGGACAGGCTGGGTCCG